TATTGAATAATAAATGGAAAATACTACATAAAAATAAATGGTATTTACATAAACAAGATTTACAACACTTTATTGATAACTATATATTAAAGGAGAATAAATATGAAACTAACGATTGATGTAGAAAATACCACGACTAAAAGAGATGGTAAGTTACACCTTGACCCATTTGAACCTAGTAATAAATTAGTCATGGTGGGTTGTCTTGATGATTTAGGCAATGAATATATTTTTAATATGAGTGATGAAGTAGCAGGTCTTCAAGAATTACTAGACAAGGCTACTATTCTCATTGGACACAATATATCCTATGATTTAATGTGGCTTTGGGAATGTGGTTTTAAATATGAAGGTCCTGTTTTTGACACCATGTTAGCAGAGTATATCTTACAAAGAGGTGTAAAAGAACCATTATCTCTTGAGGCTTGTGCTAATAGACATGAATTAGAAACTAAAAAACAAGATACTCTTAAAGAATACTTTGCAAAAGGTCTAGGAGTAGATGAGATACCTGTAGATGAATTAACAGAGTATTTGAGAGCAGATTTAAAAGCAACACAAGAATTGTCTGATAAGATATATAGAAATCTAAACACAGAAGAAAATGCCAATCTAATGAATGTAATTATATTTACAAATCGTGTAGCATTTTGTTTAGCGAAAATATATAAGAGAGGATTTCAGGTTGATAACAAGGCACTAGAGCAAGTGAAAAAAGAGTTTCATGGAGAAAAGATTTCTATAGAAACTAGATTACAAGAACAGGTAAAAAATTTAATGGGAGACACACCTATTAATTTAAATAGT